CCCGGCCTGGATCTGGGCGCCCACTGCCGGCGGAATGTCGTTCGGTTGCGGGTCCAGAATATCGGCGATGTCGGGGTTAGCAACCTTTTCCACCTGTTGCGCTTCAATGGCCATATCGCCTTCCTCGAACTTCGCGCCGCACCCATCTTTCTTTTTGAAGCAGAGCCATCCCCCACCGTATTCCGCTTTGCCTTTGATGATCGTACCGGACTTGCCGCACTCCGGACACTCGCGCTGCCCTTGCCGATAGCGATACTTGCTCTCCCAACTGGATGCGCTGCCGATGCCTTCGCCGATCGCTGCGCCATCCTTGCTCAGCGAACAGCGGTACTCGCGATAGCACAGCGGCTCCCCATACTTATCGTCGGTCCATTCCTGGATGCGTTCGATTTCTTCAAAGTGCGGCGTGTATCCGAAGTACGCGCACGCCCGTTCGGCACCGGCCTTGAACAGCGTTGGCTTTGGAATGTACTCTCCGGGCGCGGACTGCTTTGTCGGCTTCGTCCCTGGCACGTAGCCGTAATCGACACCTTCCTTCATGACGTGCTGTACGAGGTAGTCAATCGCAGCCTCGCGCTCTTTCATCTCAGGGCCAGTCATCACCGGCTTGTATCGCGATGCGACGGAGGCTTGCTGCTCGATCACGCGATCCAGGATGCCCGACTCAATCTGCTGCTGCGGTGCGGCTTTGTTAGTTAGTGGATCAAACCCCAAACTACGTAATGCGGACCCCGCGGCAGACTGCTCTTCGCGGCTCATGCTAGGCGCTCTCTTAGTAACATCTTTTGCAAGCTGCTCAAAAGAAGGAGTCTGTGGAAGCACGGCCCCTAGAGGAGACGCGTACTTTTCATACGGGTAGGCCAGAGGTTCCGTTGCGGGTGTACCCTCTGGAGGAGATACTAAAAACGAATCCTGATATGCGGCCTGCGCTGTACGTCCCAGAGGTGTTGCGGCTGTGGGTACATACGGCTGTGGTTCTGTAACCGGACCTAACTCTTGTAGCATTCTTCTAGCTGTGTTCGCCTCTTGAGGCATACTCTCTAAAGTCGTGATAAACCGATCAGCCCGAGCACCGAACTTCTGTCGTGCTGCAGCCTTCTGTGTAGGGGTAAGTTTGACTAGCTTGCCTTCTTGAAACGCAACAATGCCGCCCCCTGCCATCTTCGTTGGGCCTTGAGCCATTCTAGCAGCGGCAAGCCCCTGTGTAGGTTGTGGTCTTGGTTGTGGACGTGCGCCCCCTGCGAATGCGCCGAGACCTGCGGGGCGTGCAGGCGGCAGACCTTTGGATGCACGCTGCACATTCTTTTGCGCGTCCGTATTTTTCTTATCCATAACGCCTTTGACGTTACCTTTTACCTCGTCCTGCGTCATGGACATGACGCTTGCTTCAAGCTGCTCAGCAATACTACGGGGGTCAGTATCCATCTTAGCCTGCATATCACGCATAGCGGCTTGTTTTTCTCGCTCTAACTTTTGCATGGCTAGCACTTCGACTAGCGGCTTTTTCTGCCCCCCTTGCATGGGAGTGGGTATACCCTGAGCTTGAGGGTTTGGCATGCCGCCTTGTGGATTAGGACCACGAGATTGAGGAAGTTGCGCTATGCCGCCGCGAGGTGCCAAACCCATGTTTATGCCTCATCTTTCTTATCTTCTTTACCGTACATAAGGTTGTACAGCGCTTGTAGTCCGCCAGCCCCACCAAGGATCTCTGACAACATACTAGGTTCAGCGTAGCTGTAAGACTGCGCCCCAATCGGCAACCCCTGCAGGAGTGATTGCATGTACTGTACTTGCTTGTACGGGAAGTCACGTTCTTCCTCAAACTGCAATCTATCTGCGGTGATACCTTCAGATTCAATGGCACGCTGCTCTGCACCTGCTGCGGCTATGTCACCAATGAGGTTGCGGGTGTACTGATTGGCCGCGGTCTGAGCCTCCATCTCGCGCCCTTGTTCGGTATTGAACTGACTCATAGCCTTGTCAAATGCGTCCGAGTAGCCTTGGCCTGTTATGCCAGATAAGTTTTGAGCCATGTTACGGTTGGCTTCCGCATCGAACAGCGCTTGGGCCGACCCACCGTACGCCCCTGCAAATTTATTAGCATTCTGTGCAGCCGTAATGCCTGCTTGGCGGCGGACCTCATCTAACTGTGGCTGCAACCCTGCCATAAGGTACGGGTTCATGTATTGTTGTGCGGTATCCGCAGTGAACGTCTGTGGGGTAAATACCCCCATTTCGTCTGTAGGGATGTCCATACCTTCGAACGCACCGAACGACACATCCTGCAATTCAGATGTACCCGCTGTAAGTGGACCGCCATACCCTTGATAATCTTGGCTACCTAACGCTGCGCCCTTACCGAGCATGTCGGTAACGTAGTCACCCGCCCAAGTAGACAGAGACGACTCTCTACCTGTTTCTGCGCCCGCCATCGGGTCAACGTAAGTTGAAATGTTTTCTTCTGCCATGGGTTACCTCACGCGGGTATGAACTTTTTAGGGTCTATTTCTTTACCCTGCTTATCGTTTCCAGTACGCGCTTTGCGTACCCGAGCCATCATGCCTTCTAAAACTTTCGCGCCTGCGTCAGAGTTGCCGTTGCCGAGGTGGCTTACAACGTCTGCAGGGATCACAAACTCCCCATCGCTAAGACGGGCTTCTTGTGTACCTTCAATAGTGGCGGGCACTTCATCGGCCATACCATCGGTCTTGCCGTCAAGATACTTACCTTTTTTCAGTGTGGCAATACCCCCTGCAGCCATTTCTTCTACAGGCATCGGTATACCCACGGCAGGGCGTTTGCGTTCTTGGCGGGCGGGATTAGCTAAATTTAGTGCAGCCAGACCTTCTGCTTGCTCTGTTGCTGCGAGCTTTGCCGCCTCTTCACCTCCCGGTGAAACGTACTGAGTATCAGTAAAATAACGCTGTCCGCTACTACCTGCACGTCTATTGGGGTCATAAGACTGAGGAACCATCTGACGCTCTACAGCGTAATCAGGTATTTTGCCTTGGTAACCTACCTTTTTTGACTGGCTATCGGCCAAACCTGTAGCTTTTAACAAGGCACTCCCGCCGAGGAGACCTGCCATACGTGTAGCAGGATCAGTGTCTTTACTAAGAAAATCAATGTCCGGTAAATCTACACCGCCACCAGTTACGCTTCTTATCGTATCGGTAAACCAACTCATCGTATTTCTCCAAGAACTCTTAACAGCATATCATTTTCGTCCTCTACTTGTCCACCCTGCGCAAACCCACCCCTTAGTCTAGCCGCCAGCATACCCATATTTCCGCGTTGGGTCGGAGGAGCGGCGTCCAATGCTTCTTGAGCGGCGGTAGCTTGCGTGCCCCCATACGGAGAGGTATACCTACCAGCTTGCCCCGCATCTCTGAAGATAGATTCAAAATTATAAGGGTTAATGTCCCCAATAGGGTCAGGTGTAGTAACCGTAGTACGTTGCCCTTGCAAATCATCCGCACCCGCGAGAAGCTGTGTAAAATCAGAGATATTGCTCTGCCGCTGCTTTAGGTCTCGGTCGGCCTGTGCGGTGGTCATTTGCGTGGTTATGTCTGTAGAGAGCGTGTTCATAAGCTGTGTAAATGCATCAGTCTGTGTATCTAGCTCACTGTATATACCCGTAGCCGCAAGTTGTGTTGGGTCTGTGTCAGACATATACCCGATCAGGGCATCACGATCTGCAAAGGTGATTACCCCGTCGCCATCTACATCAAACTGGGCTACTTGTGCGGCATTTAGCTGGGTCTCTTCTTCAACTGCGCCTGTTACAAGATCTATATCTTCCTGCGTTACGTCCCGTGCAGGTTTACCGACTGTGCGGGCAATATCGTCTACATCAAGGCCAAGCTCGGCCACCTGCCCAGTAATGGCGGTCTCGGTCTCGCCTAGCGCATTAAGAAGATCTGTTTTAGTTGTGCCTATCTCGCCAAGAAGCGCCTCTTTGGTCACGCCGAGATCAGTGGCAACGTTGCCTATAGCAGTATCAAGAGCTTCGTCTCGTAGGATGCCGTCAGCTTCGTATTGTTCTACAAGCTCTACTATACGGGTTTCTGCAGTATCTATACCTGCAAACACGCCTGTCGAAGGGTCTACTACATTACCCTCTTCATCCAGTACGGCAGGCTTACCAATGTCTGCCCGTATACGCCCCTCCGCATCAGATATGGCGGTAGTAAGTGTGGTAGTTTGCAAGCCAAGGTTGGTGGCAAGTTGCAGGATTGCCTCGTCTCTAGTTAACCCAGAAGCCTCCAGCGTAGCTAAATCTGCAAACACCCCTGTAGCCTCTTCGACTACATTACCTTCTTCGTCTAATACCGCGGGTTTACCGACTGTGCCTGCAAGAGCCGATACATCTTCTGTTATCTTACCTGTAGCGGTGTCTATGTACCCAAACAGACCTGTACTCGCAGCATCGTCCGTAGCGGGGGTGCCCAACGTGCTAACAATCGAATCAAGGTCTAGCCCAAGATTACCTAATTCTGCGTATACACCTGTGGCTGCAGCATCATCTGTAGCGGGACTACCCACGATCTCTGTAACAGTCGTTGCAACCTGTTCTTGTGTAAGCCCCGCGTCTTTGAGTGTTTGTACAGCACTGTCTATGTACGCGTACAACCCCGTGCTATCGACGCCGAGTTGAGCCGCTGCACCAATGGCGTTTGTAAGGTTGGTGGTAACCGTATCTATGGTGTCAAGACGAGTATCTATGTCTGCGAAGTTAGCAAACACCCCTGTAGGTTCGGTAACTACATTACCATCCACGTCTAACTCTGCAGGATTACCTAGCACATCCGCTACGTCCCCAATGTCAGTAGACAGATTTCCTAAGTCTGCGTATAGCCCTGTTGGATCAACGGGGTTATTATTTGCATCTACACCTGCAGGAGTACCTACGTAGTCTTCTAATGCGGTTTTTACATCTTGGTCGCTTAGATTATTGAGGCCCGCAAGAGCGCCAAACAGCCCTGTATTATCTTCCGCCGAACCGACTATCTCTTTTACAATATCGGTAACGTCCGAGTCACTAAGGTCGTTTAGGTTATCTATGGCACCGAGCACGCCTGTGCCTTCTTCAGCGGAACCAATAACATCATCAATTAGTTTTTCTACATCTGACTTTGCGTTGGTGGACAGCCCCGCTGCCTCTAAATCGGCTAGCTCTTTGTATATACCTGTGGGGTCAGTCGCATCCCCATTCTCATCTACACTTGCGGGGGAGCCTAACGCTTCATCTACAATGTCAGCTACATCTTGTTGTGCTTTTGTGCTAAGCCCTACATCGTTTAGGGCGGCTTCCACCGCATCAGCAACGTCTTCCTCACTTAGATTGTTCAGTTCTGAAAGCGTCTTGAATAATCCTGTAGGCGCTGTGGTAAAGTCACCCACCGTCTCGCCGGGATTACCTAGTATATCGTTGATTGCTTCAACATCCAAATCGGTGTCGGTCAATGCTTTGTATAGTCCGGTCGCTTCAGTTCCCGCATCCTCATCTGCAGGGGTGCCCACAAGGTCTTGAACAGCTTTTGTTACATCGTCCCCCGTTAACGTACCGCCTGTAGCGTCTTCAATCGTTTTGTGCAGCCCCGTAGCAGGTATGGTGTTTCCATTTTCATCCACGCCCGAGGGCGTACCGACTGCAGCGTTAACCGTGTTGGTCAGTTCTGCATTTGTAACTAGAGAGTTCAACGCTTCCACCGTTTCATTTGCCGCCTCATCTTCGTTCTCAACTTGCCCTACATACTCGTCCGCTTGCTCATCAGTTAACACGACGCCCGCGGATTCCGCTGCTTTCTTTACTTCGTCTCGGTCAAAATAGTACGGATCAATAAAATTCTCTAGTAATGTGTCTAATTCTGCTTGAGATTTGTTACCCCCAAACTGTTCATACGCCTGCGCTGATAACTCCTCTGTAGGGTTAAACGCAGGGTTTATAAGTTTTATTTCGTTAGATATTTCGTCTTTGGTTACGAAATCATTTGTATATATAAGGTTGCCGACCTCAACAATATCGTCTGCAGGTACTCCTAAGTCATTTAATTTACTTGAAAGTTCAGCAGCAGTGCTGTCTCGTGGGTCATTTGGGAGCGCTCCCCACGATGTTAGGTTATTCATTAAACTTGTTTGGAGTTCGAAACGTGCCAAACCGTCTTCAATTTCTCGTGCAGTATATTGCGACCCTGTGCCTGTAGAGAAAGAAGTACCACTTGAATCTACATCTGGTGGGTTTCCTCCAAATACTTTGTCAATGGTCTGTTCTTTGGTTAACTTCCCAATATCCCCAACAATTTGTGTACCCGCACCTGAAAGAAAACCCATAACAAAGTTTCCAGAAGCGTCTTCAAATATAGGCAGCTCCAACCCAAGAACTTTATTTATCTCATCCAAGGTAATAGAGCTTTCAGCAACCTCTTGCCCGCCTTCGGAACCTGCACGTATTACAGTGCCTGTAATATACCCGCTACCTGCCCCCGGTAGTACCGCATCCACCGCACCCACAGTGGATACTTTTAAGATCTGCCCTCGCAAACATTCTGCAACAACAAATCTTTTAGCTTCGTCTACGTCACCAAAATAAGCTATGGCGTCCTTGTATATATCAGTACCTTGCAATATGTCTGCGTCGTACAAGTCATTTATAGTTTGCTCTGTTTTTGCATGTGCTCCAGCTACGGCCTCCCCTGCGTTTATAACCCCACTAAAAGCTACCAAGAAAGGGTTACCTTTTAAGAGGAGGTCCATCACTTCTCCTCCTATTTCGTTAGAAATAGTACCCGCAGCTCCGACTAAATCCCCGTCTTCTCCAGCATACTGCAAGTCACTTGGCCTTGTACCTACAAAGCCAGAATCTGAAATTATTTTTTGTTGTTCCTCGGTAAAGACAGTATCTTCTATGGCTCCAGACAAATCTTCTAAACGTGCCGCAAGATAATCAGTACCCATCTGCACAACAGACGGTTGGCTAGAGAAATTTATCATCCTAGACTCTCGTGCGGAGGGGAGATTTAAGTCCTCTTGTGCTGCTACCGCTGCTTGTAAATAAGCCTCCAATTCTGATTCACTGCCCGGTTGGTATGCCCCGCCACTTAGCTCAAAAAGTTCACTCGCAGTACGGTATGCGTCATAGTTTCCATACCCCCCAGTTGGAGAAAAATAGTCTGTAACTTCGTTACTTAACGCGGTGGCAGCAATGCCTGTACCTTCGATCATCTGCGCCAAGTTTCCCGGTATGCCGACTATAAATTGACCGACAGTAGACCGTAAAGCGGATAATTGAGGGTCTTTTACGCTCCCAGTAAGCGCTATGTTTGTTTTTTCTATATCTTTTAGGTCTGCTAAACGGACGGGAGTAGGGGCAGTAGTATCAATGGTGGGTGCCCCCTCTGCAGTGGTAGGTGTAAACAACGTAGGGCGTTTGCCGATAAAGATTTTTGATTCGTCGTTTACTGGGAAAGCAGGTAAAGCATCTGCTCCTTGTTCCTTCAGTATTTGATATGACGCTGTGTAATCCGAAACTATAGATTGTGCTATCGCTTCGTCCGCAATCTGCTGGTTGTTCAAGTAGTGCTCGTAGGCGTTCACATCATCGTCAAGCCCCAATACTTCTTTATACGCAGCCTCGTCGAACTGTGGGCGTATGGTAAACGCGGCAACTTTATCTGCTTCGCTGAACGCGGGTAGGTAATCAGTGCCCCAATCATCTGCCTTAGATAAGATAGTACCCAATGCATCTTCATAGTTTCCTGCTGCGGTAGTATAGGGTTCTATCAAGTCGTTACGAGCAGCGGAGGCGCTAGATAGCTGATTCGTAAAGAAAGCGCTGTCTATCGTGTCAACACCGTATTTTGTTTTAAATTCTTCAACTTTAGTCGTAAACGCATCCAGATTTTCTTGCGTCATGTTTGCGTTGTAAGTAGACGCCAAAGCGTTAAATTGCGTAGCATCTGTACTTAGATCATTTAACTTGTTGGTAGCGTTTGCCAGATTAGTTTCGGCGGTTTGAAGTGCGCTCGCAGCGCCTAAAGTATCTTCTTTGTCGCCAAACAAACTGTCTAATTTATCATTTATTGCAAGGCCGTCTGGGGAATTTACCCAATCTTTGAACCCTTTGTCAGCGTTATCTCTAAATGTTTGGAAGAAAGCGTCTGTGGGTTCGGCCCCGCCTTTTATTGCAGCAGAAAGACTGTTGCCCATAGCTTGGGTCCACAGCGTAGCCATAGCGTCTGACATGCCTGTGGTTTCAGCTAACGCATCAGTAACGTCTTGGCCGATACCCGCATATCCTTTAACCAGTCCTTCCAACATGCTAGACGTTATATCTCCGCCTGACACAGCAGTTGCTATACCCGCAGAAATGCTAGCCTGCACAGAATCAGTCAGGTTGGCAAAAGAAGACCCTTCAAGCCCAAGAACATCGTCAATCTTGCCAAGAGTAGTATTGAGGTACGTCTCTACCTCACCTGATTGTAATGTAGCTCCACTGAGTGCAGACGCAGTAAATGATCTGGCTAAATCTTCAATACTCGCATTGGGGTTATGTATGAGAACCCGTGATACCCCTGTGGTGCCTGCGCCAATAGCGTTGGCTAATGCTTCGTTTAACGGTGCTAAAGTACCCCCCGCTTGACTTGATAACGCCTGTTTCAATGGCTCTGTTAGTTTAGTATCAACTATATCACCTATTTGGCTTCCCGCGTAAGAAGTTACCGCAGATAGAATAACATCTTCTAACGATCCCCCACGGGCAGCGGTGTTAGCGCCCTGCACCATAGCAATAACGTGAGGGGGCACCCCTGCCATCGTGAGCGCAATAGTACCTATAGTGCCAATAGGGTCTTCAGCTATAGCGTCAGCTATTATTTCCGCAGACTCTACAAGATCTACCTCAAGATACTCGCCCGCATCGAAAGGGTTAATATCAATGTTAGCTAGGTCAATCTGATTTTCTGTTGTAGTAGGATCAATCCCGCTCCAATCTAGTAAATCTTTTCCCGAAGGGTCTACACCGCTCCAGTCAAGCCAATCTTTGTCCCACCACGCCATCTAGTTTACCCTCTCCGTTTTTGGCATAGCAATGAGGTATCCTTCCAACGCTCCATTGTTTGTAGCCAACATACGTTTAAACCCTTTGTCTTTTAATGGGCCATCAAACAAGGCAGACAAAAACTCTTCGTAGGGCACGCCGAGGTAGTTTGGCAGGGTAGGGGCGTAAGCTATGTACGTTAGCCCTCGCTTGCTTGCAGTTATAAAAAACTCAACGGCGTTAGCCACTAAATTTTCAGGAGTATCTATATTGTATATACGCAGATACGATGTTTTAGGCTTTGCGTCTTTCTTTGTGTCAAATAGAAGAAATAATGTATTCCCAAACTGATCTATAGTTAGTTTTGGGTCTTGCATTGCTTTAGAAAGCTGTAAAGTCTCCGCAGATACAGTTCTCTCGTCCTCCGCATTTTCCATTATAGACGCGTTCATTATTACAGGCACCGCCAAAAACTCTTGTTTACTATCTATAACTGTTGCCATTACACATTACTCCCGAATGTTACATCAACCGTAGCTGATGCGACGCCGGGGTGAGGGGCTGATGCAGCTTCTGCGTGTAAGTTTAACTGCGTATCAGTAGTGACCCAGTAGATTTCAATATAGTCATTTGCTTCTAAGTCTCGTGTAAAAACCCAGTTAACAACATAGAAATCGTTACCTTTTACATCAAATAAATGTCCTGAGTAGGGTGTATCGGTAGTTCCATTTCGCTTCTCCCAAACAGTTACCGTAGCCTCACTAGCATTATTATGCTCTATCTGAAGCGTTATAGAAAACTGATATGTGCCTGCGTAGGTAACATTTATCCTGCTGTTGTTTGATAGAGTTATGCTACCCATGTGATGCGTAGAATTAAACGTAACCGCGTACCCCGTACCTGTCATTGCCGCCGTTTGGTCAACAGTGCTATAAAAAGACCCCCGTGGCATATACAAAAATCTGCCCCCGACATCAGTGCTAAGTAACGTATTTACTACGTTAACAAACCTATTGAAAAACAAACGCAATACGTTGCTGTTCTGATCCATGTATGGACGATCATACCCTTCAGGGGCTAGAGGAAGCGCAGGTGTAGCTACTCTGTCAATCTCGTTAGGCATTACCGCCTCCCATCAGGGCGCATGTCAATCCTCGGTGCGCCGAGCTGCCATGTAACACCTTCATCAGTAGACTCTACCTTCATTGCAAGCTGGCGACCCCGCACGCGGGTGTATATCTGCCCTGTATACGCTTCCACAGGAAGCACAGCCGTACGGGTTATCGTACGTGAATTACTGCCGCCTTCGGACAAAGGATCGTTATACCCAGACCCAGAATTGGCAAGCGGTAGTAACGTCATCGTCGCACTGGGGGAACCTGTCGTAGACCCGTCAAACCGTATGTCAGGCAGGATACGCCAGATAAACGCAAACTGATGGCCGTCTTCTAGGTCAAACTCTGCAGAGGCTACATACGCATGAATAGCTGCGGTAGTACCTGTCTCGTTGTCGTCTACACCTTCCTCGTGGTTTACAAGGTTATATGAGTATGTAGCTGCAAGCGGGTTACCACGCAGACCGGAATCAAGCCATGCAGTACGCGCCATTGTGCCATAATACCAAATATCTTCTAGGTAGTTGTATACCACATAACGATCTATGTTTGTCTGATCGGTAGAGCAATAGAACCACCATATTTCATGGTAAGACTCGTTAGTCCCTGCGAACACCTGCTCATATTGTTGCTCGTTAAAGTTACCAAAAATAAACTTTCGTAGATCGCAGCGCAGTGGTTGGGTACGTCCATCATACTTATAGAACTTATCTTTACCCATCCAGTAGGCCACACCGTTAGCATAGGCTACACAGTTTTGTGATGCTGTAGATATATTTTCACCAACAAGCTGCGCTGACCATACTACGGGGGCACCCACATATTGTAGCGAATAAAGAGCCGCATCAGTCCAGACCAGTACCTCCTGCCTCGCTTGTTTAGAGGCTATAATCTCAGTACCACGAGATAGCGTAAGGAACCCTGCCTGTGACGTAACAGATGGTGTCCAATCTACCACGCTACCTTGATCCGACCATCGTACCAACATGGGGTTGACTGTGGAACCACCAAACTCATTCGCACCGAACGCAAACACAAAACGGTTAATGTCGGACACTTCCAAGATACGTTGGCTTGTGGGTACGTTGCTTGCACCGCCAAGGGTTGATAATTCTACGCCACGGGATGTTAACCCGCTAGTTGCATCCCAGTAGTATATTGGCCCTCCACGAGGTCCAAAAACAAGGTCTTCACCAAAGTTAGACTGACTCCAAAGTCTGATTGCGTCTGTAGATGTGTCACCTACACCCCATGTACCAGAACCCCAAGAAGAAGCGCCCCAACCTGTAAGGGGGATTGCAAACGCGGGGCCAATGTTGATCTGATACGCCGCCGTAACCGTACCACCACCTGTTGCAGTAGAGGAAGCTGCAGAACCCGCATCTATTGTGTACTCGTTGGTAGTGGTAGTAAGGGTTATCTGATATTCACCGTTTAGTGTAAGTCCACCCACGGCACTAGCGCCACTATAGGTAACAAAATCTCCGTCTGTGTACCCACCATTTGCGTCGGTAACCGTAACGATAGGAGAACCAGAAGTCGTTTCAAACGGGTTTGTCAGAACAACAGTGTCACGAAGTGGGGTGATGTCGTTATACGCCCCACCGTTCTCAATGTAGTATTTTAGATTAGTACCAACAGCGATAAGGTTCTGGCTACCTAGTGTTACCCAGTTCCACAGCGACCTGCACACCCCTTGAAACGTAGTAGAGGATATACGCTGCCAACCACCTATCTTCTCAGGTGTACCCTGCCGAAAGCGTATCTTGTCGCACTCGTACCAGCCACCTTCGCTTGTGTAGCGTGTGTTTTCGCGGTTCACACCAGATTTTAAAAGCAGCTTCTTTAAGGGCATGTTACACCTTAGTCTATAAGTTCAAAATGAGGGCCGTCAATAAATGGCCTGCGCCCCTGCGATCTACGAAGGTCAATATACGCATTCATAGCGTCTTCCATTGTGCCTTCCCATTTGCGAATGTCCATAGGGTACGGCATTTCAGGTGTGCCCCACGCTGCCCCCCAACATATAGGAACTCCTAATTGCGTAGCTGCTTCTTTGATCGCATCAGCAAGGTCATCATAGATAGAGAGTTCCCAGCTTGCCCTGCCATTTATATATGCCATGATATCGAAAGCCTTGCCCTCAAGGTGCTTAGACTTCATCGTTTGACTGGCACCCTTGTCAACGAGTTCTTTCTGCTGCTCAAGAGTTCTCATGCCCTGCACCACACCAAAGTCTGTCTTGGTCATGGTTATCGCCATCTTGACTACGGCCTGTAGCCGATCATCAATCCCCTCAAGTCTATCAAGGCTGCGTCTGCTAAGTTTAAAGCTCATATCATTTCCTCTTAAAAAATGCCTGTGCGCCGCGTACACCGAAGCTCGCACTTATTGCAATTCCAAGGCTGTAAAAATACCAATCCGGAGCTTTAGAAAGCTGCTCAAACCCACGATCAACCCATCCTTCAGCGCCCGGTATCCAACATAAAATTAATGGAATCGACAGAACAATTACGAAAAATTCGTCTTTCCAGCTTGATTTCGCGCCCTCTGCCATAATGCGCTCCCAGTCGGCAACGCTTGTTTCTTTTGACAAAAGTATTTGGGCCTTCGCCTTGGCCTCAGTGAGCTTTAGCTCCGCAGCGGCAGCGTTCTTATCAGCCTTACCCTGTAGCCACGATCCAGCAAGATTGGCTATCGGCCCTAATGCAGCGGTGAAGATACTCATTTTTCTGAACTCAGCCATACGGCTATCGTGCCTGTCATCGCACCACTAACAACGCTAATCATAGCACTCTGTTGAGTGCTTAGATCGTCCAACGTCATTCCCCAATTAATTACACGAATGTACATGATGGTCATAACCAACATCATAATACGCGGCATAAGCCGATACTGAAGAATCTTTTCAAAGGTATTCGCCATGTTACACCTCTATGTTTAATTTTGTGCCTTGCGGCCTATCTGCATTGGTCTTGCGCCCAAACCTATCATAACTTTCCTGTAAGTCCAATCTTTGCTTTCTTATGCCTTCTAAGTGCTCGTGGTTGCTTCTGTGTTCCTTTTCTACACGTTGTTCCACAAGGTGGTTTTCTATGCGTTCGCGTGCACGCGTTTGTTCGTGAATGTCGCTACCCACATTAAATGGTGCATTACCTACTCCTGATACACCATCAGACATTAAATTCTGCCTTGTTTAGCCAAAATAATTACAACGGTAATCCCGATTAAAATCGAAACGATAATTACTGCACCGCCATAAACCACGATGCGCTCAATTAGTTTAGCTTTACGCTTTCTCTCAGCCTCTACCTTTGCTTTGCGATCCTTCCTAGCTTGAACACGTATAGCTTGTAGTTCACCCCACGCACTAAAACCTCTGGTTGCAATGACGATCTGGCGGAGTTCCTCCTCGGCATCCTTGGCCCTTTGCAAGTTTACAAACGTCTCCATCGCATTTTCATCCGACCCCGAGAACAGGCTATTTTTCTTTCTTTCATGTGCTGCACGTAAATCATCAACACCGTCAAAAAACTCACCGATTTGCTTGGTGACGTTAACGAGTTCCTTACCCGCAGAAACAGCAGACTTTACCGCCGCTAGTGCTGTAAATGGGTCTATCATACACGTTCACCTACCTTGGCCCAAACGGGGCATCCACTATTGTAAGGCACACGTATAACGTGGGGGTAATGATAATAAAATTTAGATACCTCTCTGGGGCATCTATAGACGCAGGCGGTATATAACTCGCCGTAAGTGTATACGCCCACCAACATTGCAGTGAGCGCACATAACATGTTATCGCTCCATTAAGCGATCTATTTTCTCTTCAAGACGATCAAAACGTGCAACGATCTGACTCATAGTTGAAGCACCGTCTAACTTATTGACGTATTCTTTTGCCATCTCTTCCCTTGTTTTATTCAAGAGAATTTGAACGCGCCCAAGTTCGCTGTGCTGGGCTTTTAACCACCAACCTAAACCGCCTATTGAAGCGGCTAATCCTACATTTATGAGCGCGTTCATTTCCATTATTGTGCCGCTACCTCTTGGGCTTCTTCAGGTGTATCTGCCAAAGATTCCTTCAGCATATCAATGAAGAACTTACGACCACCTTCTAGCTGGGTCATGTTAAATCGAGCAGAGTTCAGCTTGCGATCCAAGTCTGCAACGTGGTTTACCATTTCCTGCTGCTCGGCAGTCATGTCTTCAAAAGTGTATTCTTTGTCGTCGATGACGATAGGCGTTGTTTTTTTCTCAGCCATTAGTCAATCTCCTTTCGGGGTTGGGGTTAAATTACGCTTACGGCCCTTCGGGTACTACGACCCAAGGGGCGGTTTCTACGGCAGTTGGCGGGTTTTGTTGCTTCGCAATGTTGCGATCATGTCCCGCTTCCCATTCCGCACAGGTAACACCTTCGCCTTCAGCGGCGTTGGCGTCAATCGTGGACTTGGCCCAGCCTACAACCTGAGACTCTGTCAGGTCTGCGAACGATGTGAACGTCGCGGGGTCAAGGTTATCAGTGTTCAAACTGATCTGGTTTGCAGAGGAAATGCTGTAGGTTGTTCCGTCTACAGTTTCTTCTGAGTTAAGCCGCCAGACAACAGAGAATACGACTTCGGAAAGCCCATCCTGTGTTCTGGTTTGAAGTTGGTCACTTACTGACCAAGTGTGTGTAACAGCCATTGTTTATTTCTCCTGTGCTGTTGAGGGTTATGGGTTGACTTAAGACCATGCGGCAGTTACGTTTGTAACTTCGTTACTCAATCCACCACATATTATTTTAAAGTTTGCGAGGGGATGTGTTACGCTGCAAGAAATAGTTACAATTTGATTATAAACATTAGCCCCCTGAGTCCAAGTTATCGTTGTACCGACACCGTTTGCGGCGTGGTGCATAACGCTGACAGCTTGATTGGAATATCGGCCCAGCTTTGAATTTAAATAAATTCCGTTATAAGCATACACATCAGTTTCCACTATTACAGTGGAGTCATTATTTCCAGTGTCAAACGTCAAAATACAAGTAGTGAAACCGCCGGACGCCCCAACGCCATATTCAGTTGTTGACCAACGCTCAGACTCTTGCCTTAAAGTAGGTTGACTTAGAGCCGCTGAAAGTTGAAGCCTTGCAGTGCCAACATAAGTTCCACTTCCGCCAACTTGAATCAGCCCCGCATTATTAATCCGCATACGCTCGGTTGGGGAAGCTGCGCCGTCGGAGGTGGTCAGGAACCTCAAGTTTGCGGGGGTATCATTAGACGCTGCCGCTTGTTCTGTTGTGGAAAGGATCATAGCCCCAATAGAGGACATGTCCGTTCCATCTGCTACAGCAAACTGAATACGACCAATATCGTCGTTATCTGGAACAGCGGTGTATGTTCCAATAGTGTTGGAGCCTGAACGTCCAATGGTAAAGTAAGCACCGAAACTTTCATTAAAACGATTTAATGAAATGCCATCTGAAGACCCAACCCCCGTGACTTGAAATTGTTGTTCGTCGCCGCCGCTAGGAATAGATGACGAATGACCAATCAAAACCCGCTGAGACGAGTCGATCCGCATGGCTTCGGTTTGAGTTGATGAACCACTCGCTTTTGTCGAAAAGGTCAAATCACCAAGAGCCAACGTACTAGCCGCTTGTGCGTTCTGATTGACCATATTGATCGACGCAAGAGCCGTTCCCGCATTAGGCGCAGCAAACGAGATTGACGTTAAAACATCCGTCCCTGTGTTAGCGTTATACATGCGCAGGCCATTCGGAGTTTGCCCTTGCGCTGAGTGAGAGGTGCTTGAGTCATTATAAGACACTTGAAGCTGCGCACCGGGAGTTCCGCCGCCTGTGCTTGAGATAAGCACCTTGCCGTCATTCGTGATCCGCATACGCTCGGTTGGGGAAGATGAACCATCGGCGGTTGTTCTGAACACAATACGACCCGGCATGTCATTAGTGCCAGCGTTGCCATCAACTTGAACAAAAATTTGCGCCCCAGCGTGTTCTTGGTTGGTCCCATCATCCCCAGAAAAGTTAAAAAATCCTAGATAATCACCATCCTGAACAACACCCCCGCTTGTTCCAACAGTACCGTTGCGAGATTTAGAGAACGATATGTTTGGGGCGGTTGTGCTGTTGTTGTAATTGTGGAGGCCCAAGCCGCTTGTGCTCCAAGCACTACCTATAACCTGAAGGCTATTTTGCTGCCCACCCCAGATGTCAGTTGGCGAGGACGTATGCCCAATCAAAACCCGCTGCGACGAGTCGATGGTCATGGCATTGGTAGAGTTAGTTTTAAATAGAATGTCCTTTGCGCCAACAGACTGCAATCCTAGCCCATTTGTGTCATTTGCGTAAATTTCCCCTTGCATCACGCCGTTGGTTTCGAAATCAAGCAATCCACCTGACGCACCGTTTATGGTAAGGGTTGTGTAACCAGAATAAAAATTAGGACTCGCGGTTCCGATCCCAACGTCACCAGAACTTAAAATACGCATACTCAGTGTTGGATCAGAAGAGCCATCTCGAGTTGTTGCGAAGTCTAATAGACCGGGGGTGTCGTTAACGCCCGGAGCGCCATCAATCTTTGCGGTAATTGTCGCAATACGGCTAACCATGTCGGTGCCGTCTGCCGCAGTAAACTGAATTTGTCCGCTTACATCGCCATCTTGAACGAGTGTGTTGGACCCCGCAGTTGTACCCCGACTTTTACCAAAGTTAAGGTACGAGCCGTTTGTGTTGTTTTCGTTGCCAACAATAGAAACGGTAGCTTCGCTAAAACTGCCAGAACCTTCAACTTGTAAATAGCCCGTATGACCACCCGTTGAACGCGCCGTACTAGTACCAATCAAAACCCGCTGCCCAGAGTCAATCATCGCGGCTAACGTATCATCAGTACGGAACTTAATTGACGTGTTAGAACCCGCCGCTGTGGGGTCAGCGTTTAAAACAAGCGTATTGTTGTTTTCGATGTATATCTCAGAGTAGCCACCGTTGCCAGTATAGTGGAAGGCAACTGCACCGCCTGTGTTATCTCCATGATTGTCTGAAATGGTTAGCGAACCACGGCCCTTTAACGTCCCAACTGTACCAGAAGAGCCAGACATGGAGATGTCACCAGAAGAGTGAATCCGCATACGCTCGGTTGGGGAAGATGCACCGGCTGCCGTGGTGCTGAAAACAAGACGTCCGGGCATGTCATTAGAACCCGGGGTGCCGTCTACCTCTGCGATAACCCATGCTGCATTAGTAACAATGTCTGTACCATCGTCACCTGCAAACATGATATAACCAAGAGCATCACCATCTTGAACTACAGTTCCTACAGTTCCAACTGTAGCTGAACGAGTTTTGCCAAAAGTAAGTACTCCTCCTGCTGAACTGTTTGCATAACGAGTAATACTAGCACCAGCATCATCTGCAAGCGTACCTTGCAACTGTAGGCTGTTTGCGTAGCCAGAGACTGTGTTTGAAGTAATTCCACCAATCAAAACCCGCTGAGACGAGTCAATCCGCATGGCTTCATTTTCATCAACAGAGAAACTCAACGCGCCCACGGAGGA